TTCTGCGGCCTCAGATGCGTCCAGAGCCCGAACCATTGGCGCAGCGTTGCCGGCAGCCTCAGCTGTCTGCATCAGCTGCATCTGTTCCATCTGCTCTTGCTGTTGTTGCTGGCGCTGGGCGCGCAGCTGCTGGACCTCACGATCGCCGCGTACAGCGGTGGCAGGCACACCCAGGATCTTGATTAGGTGCTTGGAGATGCCGTCGCTGTCCACATAATCCATGATGCCTGGGTCAAGCTGCGACAGCGGGGTCATCAGCTCCAGAAGGCGGGTCATGGATTGGACGTCGCCCTGACGCTGTGCTTTGGCGAGCGGCGATACATATTCGATCTCTAGGTTTTGATCTCGCATAAAATCGGGTGCCGGTTGATATGCTTTCTGGCGCGCCAGGATGCTATAGACGCGGGTAATCAATGGCTGCAGCAGCTCCTGCGACAATCTTCCTGTCAGAGGGCCAAGCAGTCTCATCTTTTCTTCGGTGCGTTGGATAACTTCTGTGGCGGTCATCTGTGGGCCTGTACCCAAAATGAGCTGATCAACATAGAAGGCCGAGCGGATTGCCTGCCGGCGCTGCTCTTCCATGTTAAGACCCAGCGGGTTGTTCGCGCCTATATTGAGCGGCTCAATCCGGTCGCGTGTCCCAGAACGGTAGAAATTAAGACCGCCCGGTATAGTGCGGACAGGCAGCATAAAGCCGTCATCTGGCACCAGCAGCGGCGGGTCTACTTGTTTCTGTGCTGCCCGAATGGTGACCTCGGACATGCGATTCAACATCTTAATATCTGGCAACGCTGTCATCGAAGGAGATCTTCCATAGCCGATCTCGAACGAGCTTTTGGTGTAGCGCGGCGCCATGTAGGGGAACTCATCAAAGCCCGATTCGGACAGCACCACCTTTTCTTCTGGCTCTATATAGACTGAGGCAAAGGGCTTGTTGTCAGCTGTGACCTTGGTGATGTCGCGCTCTTGGCGCTCATACACCGCATGAACCAAGTTGATCTGCTCGTATGGGTTATCAGACGCTTTTTTTAAGATCTTCGTGTTTAGCTTATCTTCACCGAAACGCGCGACAGCAGCTCGTGCCGGCATTTTAAATTTACGAAACACCGTATCGACCCGCCCCTTGTCATCCTCTGACAGGAAGCACTCTTTGATATGCCGGGTGCTGAAGCGCACCTGTTGTTCATCGTCAGCATCAACGAACATCACGGCGGTGCCGAAGGTCACTAGGTCTTGGTACAGCTCGTGGATCTGCTCTTGAAAGTTAGAGCGGTTGAAGGCCTGGTACATGACGTCTTCAACGCCTTGCAGCCATTCCATTGCTTCATCATCACCGTTCAAATCCTGATCACTGTATCGCAGGCTAAACCAGCTGGTGCTGCCATTGGTCAGCATACCATGCAGCGAGGCCGCTAAAAGCTCTGCTGCCAGGATAGCGGTGCCGTCAAACACCAGCTCGGAGCGCTTATCGCCCGGTGAGCGGTTTTTCGTGACATCAGCTTTCCGTGGCACGACAAAGTCTGCCACCTCCTGCCAATGCGCTTCCCAGGTTTGCCGCTGCGTTTCCAGGCTGTGGAAGCGCTTTAGCAATATTTGTGCGATTTCGTCAGCCATTTAGCCACCGCCTAGCAGCGTTGATTTTTCTATGGGCGCATCGCCTATGACCCCTTGTGCGCCGGTCATGATGGTGCCGCCCTTTTTGCGTTTTGGTTTTTTCTTGCCGCCTGTGCCTGACCCGTCATCCTCACCAGATCCGGAATAAACAACGTCACCAGGTTGGACAGGATCTTTTTTCGGCGCGGGATTAACTGCATCTGGCGCGGTATCTGCTGGCGGCGTGGTCACTGGCGGCGTGGTCACCGGCGGCTCTTTAGCTGGTGGTGGAGGCGGTGGCGGTGGAGGCGGTGGCGCCGGGGGCTTTGGAGTTATCGGCTTTGTAACTTCCTTAATGATTTTTTTGCCAGGCTTCTCGACCACCTCTTCGACAACTTCGTCCACAATTCTTTTGATTGGTTTAAATATACCGCCCATCAGTAATCTCCTGGCTTCTTCGTTTTATTTGCCTGACCTAGCAGCGAAGCGTAATCCAATGGCGCATCTTCTATGACGCCACGCGACGAGGTCTTCACATTGGTCTTGAGATTGGCTTTGCTCTTTGCCTTATCGCCGGTCATTTCTTCTCTGGTCGCATCGACCACAGTGTTTGGCCGCACAACTGGATCTGGCTGCACTGGCTCAGGAACCGCAACAGGCGGTGGGGGCGGCGGGGGCGGTGGAGGAATATTTACCTTTGGCTTTAAAAATCCCATTACAAACTAACTCCCAGCGGGTTGTATTTATTGTCCGCTACGGCCTGGGGCGGCCGATCAAACTGCGTATTCTCTTTGAGACCAACTGCCAAATAGCGGAAAGCATCTGCAGCATGGCTTGACCAATCATGTACCGGCGTATTTCTGAAAGTCCGCAGCCGTTCGTTATAGGCACGATGATACTGTCTGAGCGCTTCGAGCCCCGGCTTTGTGCGCTCTGCATCAAACCAGCAACGTGGTATAAGCATCTGTGCAGCATGGAGCCCATCTTCGACCGGCAGCTTAGGAACCACCCTAAAATTTATTCCTAGATCCCAAGCAGTCTCGCGCCGGCTTTTCCCCGAGCCCAGCTCGCGGACCTCAATGTCATGCGGCGCATTATGCGTCCCATAAAAATAATCTCTGTCAGCAAGCACCTTCGCGTAATGCGGCAGCCCCTCGCCCCGGTTCTCGTAAAAATCGATCACATGCACCGCCCGGCCTACAGACTGCGTAAACCAGATCGCCGTGCTATCCCCTACGCCCAGATCCCACCAGGTATCCACCCGCACTGTCGGATCATACGGAACTGAATTGATGCGGCCCTTTTCATGGATGTCCTGCAGCTCTTTTCCAAAAACCGCACCTGGCACATTGGCAACCCAGCTGCACTCAAACTCCTGCTCGAACTGATCAGGCGTCATCATCGCCCTGGCAGCATCCAGCTCCTCTTCATCAAGGATGCCAGTCTCACTCGCCCGGTACATCGACGTGTGCCAGTCGTCCTGGCCCTCAGCAGCCGTGTAAAGATCAAAGAACGCGTTGTGGCCTCTAGGGGTGCCAATGAACAGAGCCCAGCCCTTACGGTCGCTCAGCGCCGGCCTGATCACCTCTGGAAATAAACTCTCAGGGTGGTCGGCCATCTCGTCCAGCACAGCACCGTCCAGGTAGATGCCGCGAAGGCTGTCAGGGTTCTCAGCACCCAACAGCTGTATCCTCGCACCATTCGGCAGATCTGCGCGCAGCTCGGTCTCATGGAAGCGCACCATAGGCACAGCGCCAGCAAACTGCTTGAGATAATCCCAAGCTACTGCCTTGGCCTGCCTGTAAGTGGGCGCTATGTAAGCAAAGCGCGGATTGGGCCTGCTGTTCAGCACAGCATCCCGCAGCAAGTGATTGATCGCCATCACCGTCTTGCCCCAGCGACGATGACAAACTACGACGCCCCAGCGCTTGGCCTGCAGCTCACCGTGCAGCTGCGCCTGGCCTGGTCTTGGCGTGTAGGGTATTTCGATGTTCATGTGAGAGACAGGCTCATATCCAGGTAATATACGCTATAGATTCCGGCGGGTTGGTCTGGGGTGGGTAGGGGTGTCGCGTAGGAAATCCTGGGAATCGACAGGCTTGTATCCCGCGCCCAGGTCTAATGTTTCTGCGGGTCACAGCCTGCTCAGTGCCAAGCCGGTGCCAAGCTGCGCTCAGGCCGGACAAAGCTGTAAACCAAAAACAAGTTGACCCTCGTGCGCGCGAGCCCTGTCAACAGAGCCATGACTTTTTATATCTCAGCTCAATACTGCAGGCTCTGCATTGCCCCACGACAACGTGATCGTCCCGCTGCTTTGCTTGCTGTCCTCTGCTTTGTCACGCAGGCCAAGCGGTTGCATCTGCCGTATATGCTTATCCTTGTGATCTGCTTCTAACCGTCTGCGCTGTACCTCAGCCATTGCTAGCTTCGGATCATCAGGCAACGGTGCTTCGACCAGGTCGATGATCTGATCGCGCATGACCTCGCACTGCAACGTCCTAGCCACACGGTACTGCGTGTATGCATCCTCATCTTCCTGGACCCAGCGCAGCACAGTACGCCACGAAGGCAGCGAGCTGTCTTCGTTGCAGATCCGCGTCAGGCTTTCGCCATCAGCTATCCGCTCGCAGATGATCTGCATCTGCTTTTTCGTAACGCGTATCTTTGCCATATCAATCCAAAGAAATGCAGGCCCACCGCCGTGCAACAATGAGCCTGCTAGTGCCTGGTGCAGCCGCCAGCCCAGGCTAGTAAGGCCGGCTAGACTGCGTAAGGTTCAAGTTTAGGGAGGAAAACACGCAACATCTGGTGCAGCGTAGATATAAAGCTACCAGTTTTAGTACATTCGCGTCAATACGCTTAACGAAATACGTCATCACAGCTGATAATACAGCCTGACCAGGGCATCCTTGTACCTTCGCTTGACCACCCTTGGATCGTTCAAGCTCAGTATCCTGGCTATCTTGGACCATGCCGGGCCCCGCTCTCGAAAGGCTGCTGAGTGTGCCACAGCCCATACCAGGCGCCGATCTTCTTCGTCCATCTTCGTAACAGCCAGGCCGATAGCAGCTTCGTACCGGCTGATCTGATCTGGCGTTGCCTTGAGCCTCGGAGCCTCGAAAGCGTGATAGCCATAGCCTGACCACTCTGTGACGTAGTCAGGCCATGAACTCATCTTCTGTCTGCGAATGGCGGCTGGCAGCTTGCGCTCAGTCTCTGCTGCTTCGAGGAAAAGCTCGTCTAGCTCTGTCATGCTGAGCTTAGCGAGGTTCATTGTCGAGCCTGCGTTGTTCTTCAGCCAGCCAGTCATACCGCGCTAATGGCTGCATGGAAGACACAGCCGTGATCAGCTGTGCAAACCTGTCTGAGCTGTA